GCAGGCTGTATCTGTTGCGCTTTACGATTCCGGAGATGCGCACATTGATACATTTGCGCTCAATGAAGGGCATGGCGTTTATCTCTTTGGCGCTAACGGTATTGAAACAGGAACGCTGTCAGACGCGTCTGCATGGACTGTGTGCCAATCTTCGCGTACATGGCAAGACAAGGTTGATCTGGCTCATGTTATTGTGGAGAACGATGTATTGACAGCGCTTTACAATCGCCTGAGCCAATACACAGATTCCGAAATTATCGATGCAATAACCAACATTGACGCGCTTGCAATTGCTGTTGACATGAAAGCGCTGGAGCTTATCTATATGGATTTAGCGAATAGCGGATTCAATCAATTGTATCAAACCAAGGCAACAGAATACGCGCGCCGATATGCAGCTGAACTGCGATCCGCGATTCAGCGGATTAACATCAATATCGATGGCAGCGCAAAAGACCCAAATCGCATCGTAACGCAAGGGATGTTATCAAGATGAGGATTGATACTATTTCTGTGCCGCGCACAAATTTGCGATTTTCGGTCAGCGCATCTGCCATGAAAAAAATCGGTATCGATGCCGTCCGCATGATGATAGACAGAACCAAGAAAGGCATCGACATTGATGGCATGCCATTCGCTCCATATTCGCCACAATACATCAAATACAAAAGCGAAGCTGGTCGCGTTACTGATCCCGTTAATCTGCAATTTAACGGTGAGATGCACCGCTCAATGCTGGTCGTGGCTACGGATAATAACGCCAATATCAGCTATGGCGATCGCCAGCGCGCATTGGTTGCGCTATACCACCAAACCGGGAACGGTCAACCGCAGCGCAAGCATTTTGGCCTTACATCGGAACAAGCGCGGCGCATTATGGATATGCTCACGGCTGCAATTCGCAAGGCGGTGAAAAGTGACAAATAAAATAGAACCGGTTAAAGAGATTGTCCGCACCCGGCTAATAGCCGCGGGCATCAAGCGCTGTTTGGATTATCCTGAACAAATTGACGCTATTGGCAATTTCCTGCCAATGGCATTCTTGCGCTCTGGTAACACGCCTGTAACGCCAGTGCCAAGCGGATGTGTTCTGCTTGACTATGCGCTCACAATATACATTATCTCACAGACGGGGATTGCCAAGACAAAGCACCACGAAGACTTGATCTTTGCTTGCGCACATAGCTTGATGCAAGACCTCAACATGGGCGGGACTGCGTATTCGGTAAATCTGTCAGAGCTTTACTTCAACGACTCAATTCCGTATGTCACCGACGCGCAACCGCAAAACAGCATACAAACAAGTTCAATAACATTATCAATACAAATAAAGGACTCACGACTATGAAAATGAAATCAATCAATGATAAGCCCATTTACGGCGTTTACGATGGCAGAGCGTATCTGCTGGACGGCGAACCAAGATACTATTCAGAAGCAGTCAAAATGGCATATGCCGATATCTTAATTGACGCAGAACCTGCACCGGAAGCAGAGGAAGCAATCGAACCGGATAACGAAGAATCAATCGAACCGGATGACAACGAATATGATGGAGGCTACTAATGGCTAATAGATTTGGAAATCAATACAGAATCGCTATTGGCAAAGAGACAAGTTACGGTAGTGGCTTCACGAAGACAAGCGGAACGCCTGTAGTCGGAAGCGTGGCATGGACTGATCTGCTTGTGCACTCCGGCGTAATCAATATGACGCCCACAATCAACACTGCTCAAACGACATACAAAAGCGGATTGACCGTATCGCATCCCTGTGAAGAAGTGCAGACTACCTCGATGGGAACCGTTACCGTTTCTGGCGACGCATCTCTTGCTATCCTCGAAAAATATATTGGCGGGGTGATGGTTGGCGATTATGGAATGTTTGAGTTTCCTGCAGATACAGCAGATATCCCTTCTTTTGTGCTGTATCAGATTTGGGATGATGCTCCCTCTGAAGGGAAATTCAAAGTTAATCGCGTCAAGGGCGCAAAATTGCAACAGCTTGTCATTACCGGCTCACAAGGTGGACTTATCCAATTTGAGGCGACATTCGAGACGCAGACCGTAGAGCGCGAAGTTGAGCAAAGCATAACTGGCACTGATCCCGGAAGAAGCTGCGGAACACCGCTTCAGTTTGGTGATGTAATTGCGTTTTTGGCGATGGGCAATGCGGCTACCGCATTAGACACATTCTCCATAACATTCACAAACGAGTTTACTGCTGATGCGTCAAAATTTGCCAATAATATGACGCTGTTCAATCCGCATATCATAAAACAAGGCGGCGAGATTAGCTACACTTGTAACTACGATAGTGCTGGAGCGGAAATTGACTTAAGCATTATTAGCGACCCAACCACGATTAATATCGACGTGATAACTATAATGTCTGGAACAAATTACATTCAGGCTTTTATTCCCAGTATCGCAACATCGCTTGATCTGCCGGATGTTGAGCGCGATTACTTCAAGCTTAACTACACCGGACGCATCATAAGTGATGGCGTAAGCAATGTGCC